TGATCGCAGCGGGGCATGTGCGTCCCGCTCGGCGAAGCAAACGAGTCCTGCCACTGCCCAGTGCCAGAGGCGGTCAGCGCCGTGTCGGCCGCACCATCCCACTTTGCCATCGTCGACGAAGCCCGACCGCACGCCACATACACAACAGCGGCCGACGCAGACGACCAAGCAGCAAACGACGCCCCCTCGGTCGACGAGGTTGCGATCGTTGTGTCCGTGTGCGTCACACCATCGGTCGAGTAGAACACCTTGCTGTTCGCCGCTGTCAACAGCTGCGGGGTCGACCGCTCCCAACTAAACACCTTCTCGGGGGCAAATGAACCGTCCGCAACGCTACCGATAGCAGTAGTGTTCAGCCGAGCGAACCCCGACCGCATGGCGAACCCGCCACGCGGGTCGACATCCACGTTCAGCATGTCGGGAGATTCGCTCTCGCCAAGCTGGAACGGGTCGGCACGCAGGTTCAGGCCGCCAGTGAAGTCGTCCGTGCGGACGAGTTTGATCTGAGCCATCAGTTCACCAGGAACTGCACGGTGGTCGGCGACCGCAACACCACACCGCGGTTCAGCACCAGCGGACTGGCCGAACTGACACGCATGATCTCGTCACGGGCAGAACGGGTCGCTTCGACAAACGTCGAAGCGTAGAAGTTCGACATCTCAGGGTCTTCCTGGAACTGGTACAGGCGTGCCAGCACATAGTACAGGACAGGGGTGTGTAGACGTTCGTCGGCATCAATCTCGGCCCCGTCGGTTTCCCACCAGGCGGACGGCTTGCGATACCCGCGCACCGTGTAGCCGATCGCCGCGTTCGGGGTCGGCCACAGCCGAACCGAACCCGCCCACAACGACCAACAGTTCGGCGTGCCAGTCGTTTCAGGAGAGAACGTGTCCTCCCCGTCCTCAACACCAATCATCGTCAACCGCACACCATTCGAGGTGCGACGAATCGACTTGATCTCAGCCAGATCGTCCAGATCAGTGGTCAGGGAGTACTCGGCATCGGCGGCCGTCGTCGTCAACGTTGTCGACGCCTCGAAGAACGGCCAACGCCGCTCCAAGTTGATGATGCGCTCATACCCGTCGCGGGCGTACAAGTACAAGACGACATCCGAAATGTCGTCATCGGTCAGCTCCGTGATCTCCCGAGCGCGGGCTGCAATGTCAACCCTGTTCATCAGTCACACCCTCGGTGGCCGCCTTCTCAGCTGCCCGCAGGTGCCCAATGCAGAACTCGGTGCCCTTCGCTCGGTGCCCCTGACAGGTGTCGCTGTTGGCTCGGCAGCGGGTGTGGCCCGTGTATTCGATGCCACTGTGCTGGGCGCGTTGAATGTCGTTCCCCGCCGCAAGATGGGGATTGACGCGGGCCAGCCCACCGTACGGTGAACCAGAAAGGGTGGCTGTCAGGGCGATCTCACTCATCACCAGTAGCTCAACCCGTTACAAATGCAAACGGCCCCCTTTCGGGGGCCGTTTGTCGTTCCCACCACAGGAGACGAGTAGATTGCCTTGCTTTACCCCAAAGGGAAGGGAGGAAGGCCGATCAGGCGGTCTTGCCAGTCAGCTTGCCCAGGCGCTTGCGGTTCGACACCGTCAGGTTGCCGTACGCCGTGATGAGCGAGTAGCGGGCATCCATGTTCTCAGGACGCACGAACGGGGTCTGAGTGAACCAGCGGTCGCTGTGACCAACCAGCTTGATGTACTTCGAGTTCAGGAAGTACATGGTGCCAGAGGTGCAAGCGGGGTCGTAGACCACGGGAGCACCCTTGAACATCAGGTTCTGGAAACCCAGGTTCGCCATCTTGACATCCGAGTAGCGGACCTGAGGGGTCAGCAGCGACTCAAACTTCTCGAACAGCGTCTGAGTCGTCAGGGCGATGTCAGGCTGGTCCTTACCGCGAGACACACTGTTGTACGCCGTACGCATGTACGCCTCGGTCAGCGCACCACCAGTGTTCTCCTCATAGGACCTCCACCAGGTGTTGTCCAAAGCCGACGAGTCGATACCACCGACAGTGTTGCCCGATTCGACCAGGTTGCCCAGGCCGTTGAAGTCCTTCGAGCTGTTGCCGCTACCGTCGGCGAACAGCATCGTGTTCAGACCTTCCTTCATCGTCTCTTCCGCCTGGAACACCTTCGCTTCCAGCAGATCGAGGACGGCCTGTTCGCCGTTGTTCTTCGCCTCTTCGATGCCACTGATGGCAATCGATGTGGCCAGCTGACGCCACTCGTACTCCGCGGCAGTGATGCCTTCCTGCGGGGTCAGCTCGATCGGGTCGTAACCCGAGTACGAACCGAAGGTCGAGTTGTCAGCATAGAGCAGCGGCTCGATGATCTTCGTGCCGCCACGCAGCTTCACCTGACCCTTTTCCTTGAGGTACCAGGTCAGTACACGGTCGTTGAAGACGTTGTCGGTCAGCTTCTTCTGGTAGTTCGCCAGAGTAGTTGAGATGAGTGCATCAAAAGAGGCATTGCCAGCCATGAGAGGCTCCTTGTTGGGTTAGCTTTCCAACTGCCGTTTCGCAGCGTTGAAAGCGTCTGAAAGTGAACGGACCTCACCCACCTGCGTCGTCCCATTCGGCTGTGCGGCAGAGCCGCCCGAAACGATCGCTGCACTCTTCTTCGCGGTTCGCTGCACAGTGGCTTGGCGGACCTGCTCTTCCAGACGCTGCTTCTCAGCAAGCACACGGTCGAAAGCGAGTTGCTTGTATGCGACCTCAAGATCGGGTTGCTGCGTGCGAATCGCATGAGCAATCACGTCTTGCGGGTTGAAATCAGGGAATGCGGTTTGCAGCTGCTGAATCTGGTTCCGCAACCGCATGTCAGATTCGGCCTGCTCGATGCGCTCCAACCGCTGTGCAATCAAATCCAGACGGGGGTCTGAAACTGCTGCGGGAGAAGAACTGCCCCAACCATCATCCGACTCGGCCCAAGGGTCGAACTGATCGTTCGCCACGGCTGTCGGCTGCTGCGTCACTTTCGGCTGAATGCCATACTGTGAGGCAAGAAGGGCAATGGTGCCCTCGGGGTCCACATCTAGCGCGGCCTTGACGGCGGAAGCCCAACCAAGGTCATTACGCTGCGCTGCCAACTCCTGTGTCTTGCGGGTGTAATCCGCCTGACGCTGGTAGCCAGCAACAGCCTCAGCCAACGGAACAAAGTCCTCCTGCCCCTCGATCTTGACAGGAACCCGAAAGTTCCCATACTGATCGAAGTCCAGAACATCGAACTGCTCCTCAACTTCGGCCCCGTCCAGTTCTTCGACTTGTCCGTCAACAACGGGGTCTTCAATCTGGACATCATCTTCGACGAATACGTCGGTCATTACGCTCCTTGTGCGAGTCCCCACAACGGGGTTGCTCATCACCTGTAGTCAGGGCCGTTACACCTGCGGAGCGCCACCGCCCAACATCGCCATAATCTCAGGCGGCACACCACCCTCAGGTGGCATGCCCTCGGGAGGCATGCCCTCCTCGGGGGGCATGCCCTCAGGACCCATCGGCTGCGGCGGGGGAGCAAGGAACGAATCAGGGTTCTTCACCCCAAACCCGAACTGCAACACATGAACCGCTAACGCCCGCGGGTCAACCACCTGCATCTCAATGAACGGTGCCATCGCATCGACAAGCTGCAACGCGGACTGACGACGGAACGACTCGTTGTTCGGCTGAGTGGACCCAGCCTCCACCTCGAAGTCGAACTCGCCAGCGATGTAATCGGCATCGAACGTCACCCAAACAGGCTCACCGTCCTGACCGAAAATGCGGGCAACCTGCTCGCCCTCCATGAACTGCTGTGCCAGCTGCACCATCCGAGACGCAACCGCCGAGATCGAACCCTCGATCGTCGCCAGCTTGTCAGCGGCACGGGCGTTCGACGCATCAGCGATGATCGACGCCTCCGTAGCGGTGCGGCGAATCTCAGGCATCTGCCCGTTCATGTACTCAGACACACCCGAAATGCCCGTGATGTCATCACGAATCAGGTTCGACTGGTTGTAGAACTCGGGCGGAGTGATCGTCGCCTGCACAGGCTGCATCGCATCCTGCAACGGGCCATCGCCCTTCACGGGAATCATCGCATTGTCAACATCCGATTCCAGCGCCGCACGACCATCCGCATCGAACCTGTCCTCATCGAACAGGTACTTGCGGGCGTACCGCTTGCGGTGATTCATCATCTGCGTGCGAGTCTCGTTCAGCTCCCGCTGCAACGGCTCGATCGCCTCAAGATCACCCATCGGATAGAACTCGTCAGGGATGTCGTAGTTCCTGATCATCACGAACGGATGACCAAACGCGTACGGCATCGGCTGCGGGGGGACCAGGAAATGCTCGCACGAATCAGCAAAGATGCTGATCGTGCGCTTCCGCAGATCGTAGAACTCCCAAACCTCAACAAACCCTTCGTCCTTGTCGTACGGGTCCTGCAACGTCCCGTCAGACGCCAAACGCTTCCACGAAGTCGGCTGCACGTTGTCACGCGCCTTCTTCGCATACCGCTTATCCGACTTCACATCCTTGATCGCACGACGAACCCGCTGAGCAATCCAACCAATGTCTTCCATCGACGTCGCATCAGGGTCCACGTACACGTCGAACGGCGACACCCGCTCCACAAACGGGCGGTCCTCAGTGATGACCACCGACGGCATCACATCGTTGCCCTCGACCGCCTCATCCGAGATGTCACCCTCGGACCCGACCTGCTCCTCTTCAACGTAGCGGTATCCGCACTTCAACCAGCCATGCCCGAAGATCAAGAAGTCCTTCACGGCCCGTCGGAACGACGGCTTCACGTTGTAATGCCGCCACCAGTAGTTGATGACCGCTTCCGTGATGATCGCCCGAGGCGCATCATCAGGCTTCGTCGCGTTCACAGCGATCTTCGGATGGTTCACCGCCACGGACGGTGCGATCACGTTGATCGTCTGGAAACAGATGTTGACGAGCAACCTGTCCTCGTTCGACAGATACTCGTAGTGCTTGCCGCGGTACAGGCGATTCAGGCGACGCCAAGTGTCGTCGTAGCCTTCATCGTCCCGCCAACGCTTTGAAGCGTTGATCTTCGAGTGGTAGCGGGAAACGATGTCAGAGTTGGACGGTCGGGGCATTGGTCCACCAAACTGTGTAAGGGCGCACTATCGGGTGCGGCGCGGACGAATGCCCGCACGTCGGGCAATGCCCGCACGTCGGGCATGGTGCAGTACGGCGGTCGGGAACCCGCCACTGTCCGTAGTCAATGACACCTGTCACCACCATCAAGCGACCTTGGTGTTCGACTTTGCGATGCCGAAACCAAGCGCACCAAGCACCAAAGCGACCTTCGCCTGGACGCCCGACTCAACAAACCCCCAGCCAGCCAGATCGAGGGCAGTCTCAACGGCAAACGCCGTTGCCAGTACACCGTAGATGGTGTCCCGAATCTTCACGGGAATGCGCTGGAAAAGTTCGCTGGTCTGCGTGATCGGGTTCATACGTGCTGCCTTTCAGAAGCGTGGGCGTGGAACGCCAGGTGACCTGCAACCAGGTCGTTCAAATGGTCAAGCTTTGCGTCGTGACGGGCGAGATGAACATCCAGGCTGTCGAAGCGGCTCACCAACGCCGCTGTCGTCGCACCCAACTCGTCCTTCACAACAACCGCCGCGGACAAGCGGGCGTCCTGGGCGGCCGCATGTTGCGCAGTGTTCTTCTCATCTATCCGTTTCAGGAACCACATCACGGGTCCACCGATCAACGCGACAGCAACAGCAGCAATCAGCGCCTCCATCACACCCACCTCGCCCCAACAGGCTCGACCTCCCGACCCGTTTCCTTCGCCCGATCAACGATCTCCCGTTGACGCTCACCAAAGGTCGGACCATGGAACGTTTCCTTACCATGCGAGAAACCGATCGAAATGCCACCCAGGTGGCACTTGAAGCAAATCTTCCCACGGCGAGGAATCACGTCAAACGTGAAAGTGGCCCCACATGTTTCACAAATCGCTGCACCCATCACCCAAAGGCGAGTCGTTACATCCGTTTCGACACGTTGTACGAACCGATAGGAATCCGTTCGTACGCCGCATCATTCGTAACCGACAAACTCTCAAACCAAGACAGCGAAAACTTCGGAGGCGGGGCCTCCTGCTTATACTGAGGCAACCACACGAACTTCAACATCTGGTAGCAGATCGCCAACGACATCACCCTGTCGTCGTGAGGGGAGCCATGCATCTTCCCGTTCGTGTCCCGCACAAACGTCTTCAACTCGCCGATCGTCCACTGGTCCACCAAGTCCAGCTCACCATCGCGCAGCGACCCAGCCAGCTCGTCAACCGCCAACGGCTTCGACGCCGACGTCGTCCGCCAACCCAAAATCTCCGTCTCTGACGGCACGCGCTGCCCCAGGCGGCGGGTGCGGTACAGATTCCGATACCCGTACCGTTGCATCGCCTTCAACGTCGTCAAACCATGGTTGTTGTTCTCCACACCAACCAAACACCCGTTGAACCACCAGCCGATCTCAGCCAGCAGGTAGCCGAAACGGTCAGGGTCGATGTGCCCATGCCAATGGGCAACCACAGCTTTCGACTGGGCGTCGATCACATGAACGGACGAGTAGTCGCCGTGGCCCAAGCCCTCGGCGACGTCCGCCCCAATCACATACACACCCTTCGGCTCAGGGAACGCCCACACAGCAAACTCGCCACCATCGGACTCGATGAACTCGCCCGAGCGGCGGGCCTCGAACTTCATGAACCCCCGCACAGGGTCAACCGTCTCGATCTTCGACAGACGCTTCACGTCGAACACAGGGTTGCCTGACATGATGAATGCTTCCTCAGGGTCCCGCGGGTACTCCTGATGCAGCTGCCACGATGGCATGTTACGAACCTTCGTTTCGTACCACGCCTCGTCACGATCACCAGCCGACCACGGCCAGAAAATCCCCTTGAAGTTGTTCGTCCCCGTCTGTGACCCCACCCACAACTGGTGGAAGAAATCGCCAGCACCGTTCGCCGTTGACAACCCGATCACACGACCACCCACGTCAGCGATCGGCTCGATCGAAGCCCACGCCTCCTCAGGGTTCGGCAAGAACGCCCACTCATCCACAATCACCAGATACACCGACTCGCCACGCGCAGGGTCGTTGTTACTGGGCAACGATTCGATCGCCGAATCGTTGTCAAACGTCATCTTCAACTGGTTGTTCGACGTCACCTGCGGGCCACGCAACAGCATCCACTTCGGCAGATACTTGAACCCGTACTTCGCTTTCGCCAACAACTTCGTCGCTTCACGCTCCGTCTTCGACAACATGACAATGAACCTGTCAGGCCAGAAGAACGCCAACCAGAACGCGTACGCAGCCGCCAACGTAGAAAACCCGATCTGACGGGCCTTCAACGCAACCGAATAACGGTTGCTCATCCACTCACGAATCGTCTCCCGCTGCGCATGACGCATCTCAAAGATGATGCGACCACGCTCGGGATGCTTGATATACCAGTACTTCGTACAGAAATAGGTGAACGCATCCACCAGCTCATCAACGGACGCCGAAGGCGGGCCTTTGCAGGCCCGCCACTCGCGTTCGTCAAGGAGTTCTTGAAGGTCCAACAGGAATCAGCTGGTCCGACGAACCTTCGCCCAGCACCACAGATCAACAGGAGTACCCGCCGCGACGTTGTCCACGTCGAACTGCAACTCGTCACCAGCAGCGAACACAGTGTCCGCAGCAGCCGCCGAGAACGCATACGGGGCAGCAGCCGTCGAACTCGACGTCTCACCACCATCAATCGTCAGCTTCGTCGCAAGAATGGTCGTACCATTCTTGTTGACGTCCAGCGTAGTCAGGTTCGCATTGGCGGTCTTCACATTCGCACCAACATCCAGAACCTTGCACGAAAACGGCAGCGCCAGCGCTACGACCTCAGCCGCAGCCGACACGTTGCCCGTCACAGCCTTCACGAAGATGAACTCCTCCGTCGCCGCGATCGAAGCCATGTCAGCAGGCGGCAGAGCAGCAGCAGACGAACCGCCCACAATGCCCTGTAGCGCCGTGTACGCCAGCTTCGCTTCACCTTCGGTAATTGCCATGGGGGACTCCTTGAGAGTTAGGGGAGAAACAGTGATCTCACACAAACCCCCAGCCGTTACGCTCCAACCACCTCAGCAAAACCAGAACGCCGACCATCCCGCTCCGCCGACGCCCGAGACGCAATCAAAGCATCCAACTCCTCATCAGACAACTCAGCCACCGACCGAGTCGTCTGCACCTGCAACGGAGGCGGCACCATCCGACCAGTAGCCCTCAACCACGTCTCCGCAGCCTTGTTATCCCCATCCAACCCACGCTGATACAGGCTATCCAGGAGTCCCTGCGTCCTCTCAGGAGACATCTGCACCGTATCCACACGCAACCGCCACTGCTCCCGAAAATCAGCCCGCTTCTCCCAATTCCGCAACGTCTCCGCAGCAACCCCCACCCCAGCCGCGTACTTATTCTTCGACGAAGGCACCCGCTCAGACGGCACAGTACACAACCAATCCAAATACGCCAACTGCCGAGAATCCAAACCACCAGTACCCGCTGTCGTAGCCATCACCACAAGCCCCACCCGTTACAAACTACTTGCACACTACAAGTAACGTAACGCCTGGGGGGGGAAGGGGGGGGGCAAGAGCAAGACAAGCACCGTGAGCCGAGCTAAGGCTCGCTCACGGTGATAGCAACGACAGTCCCGACCAACGGGAGGGACCCAAACCGTTACAAAACACCATATCCAACCCCCAGGGACCCAACCACTTCCAACCACCCACACCGCCACAGCCTGAGGGACTCCTTACTTTGGGTAGGGGCACACCCCACCCCACCCCCACCCCTTGCCATAACACCAGGTCAAAGCACATAACCTGCCTTACATGACCCCACCCAGGAAATTGCCCGATTACTAGTAGTACAAGCGGTGTTCTCTCACGGGTCAATGGGGTTCGTGGGGGCGCTTGTATCAGGGTTGAAACGTGCGTTTCAATCTGCTACCACAAGGAGATGTAAGGGTCATGTCGAAGAACAAGACGACGTTTGGTGTGTTCGAGTCGAAGATCGTTGAGGGTGACAAGTGCATCCTGGTCGGTTGGTGGGGTGCTGCTGAGGAAGCGGTGTCGTTGAAGCTGTCGGCTTCGGCGTATGCTGCTGAGGCGGTGAAGGTGTCGAAGCTGTACACTGCTGACAGTATCCGTGTGTCGATCGGCTACTGCCTGCGGGCGATGAAGGCTGGTTGGGGGTTGGGTGAGTTCGTGTCGTTCGAGCACTTGAAGGACTGTGTGGCGTCGCTGTCAACGAAGAAGGGCAAGGGGAAGATCGACCCCGTGCAGCGTGTGGCGGCGTCGGCGCACAACCTGACGTCGGTGCAGCTGCGTGCCCTGTTGGCCGACCTCGCTGAGGAGATGGGCTACAAGCTCGTCAAGAAGTGAGCGTGGCCTGTTCGTGGCCCGCACCTTTCGGGGTGCGGGCCACGTTGGCGTTTCCAGCGTGTTTCACATGTCATCGGCTGTTGTTGGTGGCGTGTGACATGCACTGTGAATGCGGTGTGTGACGGTTGAAACGTTCGTTTCAACTGGGCAAGTTTCCTACTACATGAGAGATGAGACAGTGATGAGTCGTAGTGTTGAGTTGGAGTTGTCGCGCCGTGATGTTGAGACGGTGGACCGTGGTGAGCATGATCGTTCGTGGGCTGATCGGTTGATCGCCTTGAATGATGATTACCGCCACTATCATGGTGGTGCGGTGCGTGTGCAGCGGGTGTGGTCATGAGTGGCCTGGCTGTTGGTGCGCGTGTGCGGGTGAAGGATTCGCACGGTACGGCGTCTGCTGGTCGCACGGGTGAGATCGTCGGTCGGCGTGGCGGTTCTCGGTACGCTTGCGGTCCTCGCTTCTATTGGCGTGTGCGGTTGGATGATCTGGCTTCGACCTGGTTGTATCCTGATTCGTCGTTGGAGTTGCTGGGCGATGTGTGGGGTCCGCCGACTGGTCCGATGGTGTTCACGTCGGCCGAGTACGTCGCGTTCTACGGTGGGTGCGGGTTGCCGTGGGCCGTGAACGAACTGTGGTCGGCTGTCGACCCGCTGACAACGCTCGTCCTGCACCTGTGTGACGATGATGGTGTCGAGCGTTCGGCGTTGGTGTCGTTGCGTCGGGCCGCGCTCGATCTCTACATGCGGTCGTTGGGCGGTGAGGGCTGATGCGTTGGCTGTTGCTGGTTGCGTGTTGGGCTGGTTTCGTTGTCGTTGCGATCAACGTCAACGAAGCAACCTCGTTGTCGGGGTGTGTTCCTGTGGGGTCCGAGTTGGTGCCCGAGTTGGGTGTGGCTGTGTCGCCGCAGGGTCGTGTGGTTGAAACGCGGGTTTCAACTGGCGTCAGGTGGTGCCAGCCGTGACCCGCATCATGCAACCAGGCGACGCCTGCCTTGTCCTCTTCAATGGCGAATACCGTCGCGGCGTCGTTGTGAATGTGGAGGCGAGTGGGCCTTGGCCTGTTGACGTTCAGATCGACGGGGAGCAGGATTTGCTTCCGTACAACTACGACCACAACGAGTGCACATGGTTGGAAGGTGAATTGTGAGCGCTGATTTGTATGGTGCGTTCGCTGACCCGATCTTCCATCTGCGTTCACGTCGTGCGAGTGTGGCTCGCAGGCTGGTGGAGTTGGAGGCCCGCAAATGGTGCGCTTCTCCGTCGTTGACGGGTCGTGCGTGTGTGCAGTTGCGGCGCACGTTCTACACGCTGGCAGCCCGTGAGGTTGCCCTGCTTGACGCCCTTGGCGTCGCCTAGTTGTAGCTCGACTACCACCACACCCGCTTTCGAGCGGGTGTGGTGCTGGATGCGCTACAGCATCAACTACCACAACAAGGAGAAACAATCATGACTGCATCAGCAGTAGCACCCACCACCATGGTCATCGACGGCGTCGAATTCGTCCGAGCCGACAGCGTCAAGCCTGTCGGCCCGTCGGAGTGGCGTATCGTGATCGCCCAGCGCGGCTGGGTGTTCGTCGGCAGGTTCGAGCAGAACGGTGAGGAAATCACCCTGCACGACGCGTCGACGATTCGCACGTGGGGTACCACGAAGGGCCTGGGCCAGTTGGCGTTGGAGGGCAAGCAGACGGGCACGAAGCTGGACAAGGCGGGCACGGTGAAGTTGCATGTGTTGGGGGTGGTGGCGACGTTCGATACGGCGCACACGTCATGGTGAGGGTCGGCGACAAGATCGTCGTATCCAGCCGATGCCCTGTAGGCCGCGGGCGAACTGGCCTTGTCGTTCGACTGGGCGTCGAACGCGACGGAAGGCCCACGGCACGCGCCTTGATGGACGACACAGGCTCCACCGCAACCTGGTACCACACATCGCTGACCGTCACCCAGCCCGCACTCACCAGAGTCATGGCCTCGTTGGGCGAAGACGCCCAAACGTCCTACGGCTACGGCTACGGCTACGGC